CTTTTATTAACCCTTAAAAATAGGAACCAGCATGACAGAACAAACAAAAACAGCACCTGTATCATTATCTACATTAATGACTGCTAGTAAAACAGTCTCTATTGATTTTCCAGGAATGGATGGATTCGTAGTTGATCTTTGCTATCTTGCCAGAGAAGAGTTACTTAAACTTCGAAGCAAGTGTCTAAAGCAAAAATTTAACAAGAAAACGCGTGCATTTGAAGAAGTAATTGATGAAGACGCATTTTTAGTAGAATATGTAGCATCTGTAATAAAAGGTTGGAAAGGTCTAAAATATGATTACCTTAGACAACTTATTCTCATAGAGACAGAGAATCTTAACTTAGAGGACGAACTACCTTTTACAGCAGAAAATGCAGAAATAATGATGAAAAACTCAAGTGACTTTGATACTTGGGTTACCGAGACAGTAGGTGATCTCGAAAATTTTACCAAGAACAAGTAGCTGAAATAGATAGGCTACTTGAGCAGTATTACAATGTAAACTCTCAATTTAAGAGTTATGATGAATATGTAGCAGTAATGGAACGGTTAGGTAGAGAGCCTGATCCTTCTAAAGCGCCTTTGGAATTACATCATTTTCCATTTGAAGTGCAACAAGCAATATTTATTCATAACTTATTACCAGATAGATGGGACGGTATGAATGGTACATATTTAGGAAAAGATTGGAGTGCTTTAGATTTATTATTTAAAGTACATGAAGTAACTCACCCAAAAGACTTAATAATATACCTAAAATTTGTAGAGTATTATAACTCAAAGAAAATAAATGCAGATGCAGAAAAACAAAGGAAAGCACGAGAACGTAAAATAAGTAGTTCTCCAGGCACAGTGGCAGTAAAAGGATAATGGCAAAAAACGAAACTAAAGTAGGTGTTAAGGTTACCGATGATGGTAGTTTAAAAGAAACTGGACGAAAAGCAAAACAGACAGGAAAAGACCTAAAAGGAATGACAGATCAGTCTCATAGTGCTGATCGTGCAATGAAAGGTGTCTCTAAGCAATCATCTAATACCACCAAAAACTTTTCAAAAATGTCTCAGGGATTAACTGGAGGGTTAGTTCCTGCCTATGCTACATTAGCAGCAAACGTATTTGCTCTAAGTGCAGCTTTCCGTTTTTTACAACAAGCTGCTGACTATAAAATCTTAATCGAAGGTCAAAAGCAATATGCAGCTGTAACAGGAGTTGCTTATCAAACTTTAACAAAAACAATACAACAAGCAACTGACGGACAAATTAGATATCAAGATGCTGCACAAGCTGCTGCGATTGGAACAGCCGCAGGGTTACAAGCAGATCAATTATTTAGACTAGGTGAAGCTGCGAAGCTTGCTTCTATTGCTTTAGGAAGAGATGTTACAGATTCTTTTAATAGATTAATAAGAGGTACAACAAAAGCGGAACCCGAACTCTTAGATGAATTAGGTATAATACTTAGATTAGATACTGCAC